TGAAATAATCAACACCTAAAACCTCAGACTTGAATGTGGTGTTATCAATATCAACACCTTGATAAATTATTTCTCCTGCATTTATTTTATCAAAATCACTGTCGATTTTTATTTTTTTACAAATATTTAAAAAATTAGAATCAACCGAATTCAAATCATCAAATAAAATATTTTTAGTATACGAATTGACTTTAAATTCAACAGTAGGATCGAAATCCCCTTGAGTTTTAAGAAGTTCTAGTTCACCAGTTTCACTATTCCAATTTTCGATTAAAGATCTGGATATTGATGTTTCATAACTATCGCCCTGATAAACAACATCACCAATAATAAAATCGTCTTCCTTGAAGTCTCTATTATCTTCTTTAGTTACATTCATAAAAAAAGTTTTCGAAATAGATGCGGTTTTACCATCTAAATCTATCGAAGCTCTAAGACCTTTAATTTCCTCAAACTTGAAATAACTTTTTTCATGAAACCCTGCTCTCAGATTTAAATATTTGTGTTTATAAACTTGATGTAAATCGCTCCAAGATGAAACAGAGTCAATATGTAAATCAGCAATATCTCCAATAGCTCCTGCGTCTGGAGGTTCACCACCTTCAAAAGTTTCATAGTTTACAGGTGACTCAGTATAATCAGAGTTTTCACCCCCATCATAAGGAACTACTCGACTAATGTTGCTGTGTATTTTGTTTATAGGGACGTCAGAGTACTTGTTTATAAGTTTTTCTATGTGAAAAGGTATCTTGAGTACAGAATCAACAGAAACCATCCTAGAATCTTCTTTATTTTCGGAACTAATAGTTCCAAACATTTTCATTCCAGCTGGGTGTATCAAAGCTTTCAATAAATCTTTATACTTATATATTTGTAAGGAAGATTCTACAACATATGAAAAAGTTTGATAATATGAGGAATCTTGTAAAACTTTAAAATCTGATAAAAAACTGTTTTCATTTAAAAACTTTCCACCATCATCGAATACAGAACCAAAATTTATTTTTATATTATTTTGACCTGAATTATTCAAGTCTAATTCTATCTCACTCAAAGAATATCCAAAACCACTATTTTTTATCTTTATATCTTTTATAGTTCCGACATTTACACTAACAATATCTAAAACTTCACTTGTAACTTCATTATCTCCAATGTGAGTTATTTCAGGTATTTTAACATACCCTCTACCAACTCTTCGAACTTTTATTTTCGTTATAGAACCATTTTCATCAACTTCTGAAACGGAAGCTACTATAGGTCTTTGATAGACTTCATTTTCAAAACAACCAGAGTTATCAAAAACTAAATTCTGACCAACTGAATAACCTGAACCTCCATTAGAAACATTTATATCGGTTAGATCACCACTGTTAACATCGCATAACATTATTTCTAATAAAGACCCCTTTTGAGAATTCGGTATGTCTTTATATTCTATAAGTTCTCCATTTCTATTAATAAAGAATCTTTGATGAGGGGAAAAACTATCAGTTGTGTTTAGTATTTCTATAGAACTTCCACCGTGATAAATTTTACCAATCGGTTGATCAACATCATCTAAAATCGTCTCACCTAAATCAAATTCTGAAATAGTTGTCGTCTTAAATAATTCAAGTTTCAAAACTTTATAATCTGATATAGTTTCTAAAGAAACATTTTCTACAAAATATTCAACACCAGATTGTTGACCTTTTATTTTCTTAGAAGTAATATCAGGTATAGTGTTGGAATTTGGTTCTAGAAAAACGGTAAAAGTTGATTCAAAAGAGTTGTTAGATGAACTCATAACTCTTTCTTTAGGGTATGATATCGAAACTTCTTTATTAAAAATTGATCTGAAAAAATATTTAAAAGAACCCTCAGTACCTTTTGATTGATAAAACTCTCTAGAATGTTTAACTAAAAACTTCTTAAATTGTTCAACATCAATATCTAAACTTTCGGACTGTGTCGGAAGAGATAAAGGAAATCCCTTTAAATATTCTATCATAAAAAAATCAACATACTCATCAAGAGTTCTGTCAATATCTTGTAAATTCCAAAGATTTTTTGATGATAATGAAGTGTTCTGAATATAAGAAACCACTTCCATTGTATCGCCATCTTCTATAATCTGATTATCATCTATAAAAGTTAAAGTATTTCCAGAGGAAAATCCCCTAGTTTTGACTTCATTCAAATCTTGATTATACTCTTTTATATAAAAAACATAGTTACCGTTGTCTAAAGAATATATATTTAAAACATTAGCATAAACTATTTTTTCTGAACCAGTACCTTTTATTCTTAGAGTATCTGGAATAGAGGTTAGATTTAAATTTCCTGTAACAGAAACTTCCAACTTTGAAGTTTCCATCCATTCATAATAATTTTCTACGAACTTTATGAACTTTGGGCCCTCTTCTTGTAAGAAGTTTGGTAATTGACTCTCAATCAACTCAGATATTTTGTTATATTGTAATTCCATTTTATTCGAATCTATTTTCTGTTAAGAATTGCTCAGATATATTCTCCATATTGATATTTATAGTACTTTCATCAATAATGATTATTTGATTCCTAATAGGTGATATATCTGAATTCTTAGGAGTTGCTATTATCTTTACGCATTCTGTCCCATCATTTATAAAAGTTGGAGCAAAATTAATCAATTTAATTTTACCAGAAAGATAATCAATTGAACCAATATTATCAACAACTGTTATTTTTACATTACTTACATAGGTTTTTATACTCACTTTACCTTTTGAATCATCTTCTAAAAAACAATTCGAATATCCAGTGTGTGTAAATTCAGAGGATTCTAAACTTCCTAATGTGAGTTCATTATTAAATTTTATATCATAAGTTGAAGGCGTTGCTAGGTTTATGAAAAAATCTTCTCTAATTTTTATTGTTATATTGTTAGATTTTACGGAAGATGATGTGCTATCAACAGATGAAAGTAGTTTAGAAAATCTAAGATATGAATCAAATTTACCTAAATTTTCACTGTTGAATTCCTTTATAGAATTCAATATCTCACCTCTTAGACTATTTTCACCAGCTGGATATTCTCTAACATTGTACTTTACATTACAAACTAAATCAACATGAGTGTATATTGGGTCTACAATTTCAGATTGAATTGTAACTACATTATACTTTTTTACAATATCATCTGTTATATTTTTCTTAGCAGATTCCGTCAATAAAAATCCAGATTTAGGTTTCAATGAAACAAAAACTTTTCCGTAAGATGGAGGGTCATTATCCTCCCCTCCCCAAACTTTAATACTGTCTACATTTTGATACTTACTTTTTATCAAATATTTGTAATCCAAAGTTGTAACTGCCCTGTTCTGCATTTGATAAAATTTTGATGAGGTGAATCTAATATCTTCAACCCCTTCTTTATCTGAACCCCCGAAAGATTGACCACTATTAGTTATTGAATCTAAAGTATATTCAACGTCCGTGTCGCCTACCCTTACAGTTATTGAATCAGAGAAAGAAAACCCTGTTTTTATATTATTAGATTCAGAACCAGAAGTTGTTAAATAATTAATTTTTATTTGAGAACCGTCAATCAATTTTTTACCAATTCTACCATTACCGAAAAATAATTCATATTTACCAGTTTCATTCTCATTTACCCAATATACATTATCAGTTGAACCGATATCGACTACATTTTCAGCTAAACTTGAAACGGAATACTCTTGACCATCTTCTGTAACTCTAACAACTAAAGTGCTTATATCAACATTTTCATTCTGTAAAATAAATCTTTGATCTGGATTTTCTTGATAATTTATAATAAAATCCTCTTCAACCATAACTCCTTGTTTTATAGTAAAGGTATTTGAAAATATTTTTCTACCGTCATCCTTAGAACCAGAATTATTTAGAGGTACTGATTCAGTATTTTGAAAAATGTAAGTAACTGAATCTTTAGTTGCTGTGAAATTTGAATATTCGGGTAGGTTTATAGTCGAAGGTTCCGTAATAGTATCATCAAAAACTGAGGATACTACACTCAAACTAACTTCAACTTGAGATGCTTTTGCAGATGTAGGAACATAACCTAAAACTTTAGACCTAGAAACTACACTTTCACGAAGAACTGCTGAATCCAAAAACATCTCATTAGCAATCATATTTTGATAAATTGCATTGTAGTGAGTGTTAGCTGAAAGAATGTCAAGAAGAATTTGCAATCCACTACCGTCAAAATCATAATCTTTAAATTCTTCTTGACCTCTCAAAAAATCTTTTAAGTTCTCTTTTATAATGTCAAAATCTAATTCAGTTATTTTTATATTTGTCATTTTTATCTCTCTTATCTTACCCTAGAAACAAATATCTCAACCTCTAGAGGGTCAAGAGTATTTATCATAGAAAATATTATCCTTATTGAATATTTATTTTCTTCTGGGATAGGTTCGATTTCAACATCATATAAATTTGCTCTCGGTTCTTTTGATATTATTATATCTTCAATTTGAGATTTTATTTGATCAGCCCCTTCTGAACCTATTAGATCAAATAGAACTTTTCTTATCCTTGTACCTTTATCTTTTTGGAACGGTGCTTCAAATACTTCCGATAAAACCAATGTTTTTATTGATTGTTTTATTGCTACATCATCCTTAACTTTTACAACATCTCCTGTTACAGGATTTCTTTCGAATGATAAAGATATGTCACTGAACTCTCTCTTTTTACTCACAGGTTTACCCTTTCCGCAGGAAATATACTAAAGTATTATATATAAATAAATATAATATATAAATATATAATAAATATATATTAATAAGCGCTTAATATAATATTATTTATAAAATAAAAATCAATAATAATACTTATGTATACTTTTTTCAAGATTTTTTTTATTTTCTATTGACTTTTCCTCTTTTTTATAGTATAAATATAATACGAGGTGTTAAAATGAGTAAATTACAAAGACAAATGGCAATATGGATTGTCGGTATATTTTTATTATCCATGGCAGTAAAATATTTTGGTTACATCGCAATGTGGGGATTATCTATTCTTTTAGTTTGGTCTTTACTTGATGCAAAGTTTGCTGCGAAACTAGAAACCAAATATGAAAAAGTAAAAGATGAACTAGACAAAATTGAAGATAATTTAAAATGAAATACTCTATCAAAACTTTTATAGAAAAAAATCACGTTCAAGAAGCAATCGAGTTTCATATTGAAAATGAAGTTCCATTCGCAGAGAATATCTTCAGAATGGGTTCGAAAGAATATTTCAATTTTTTTATTGAAGCAAGAAGGATGATGTTCAATGGAGAACTGAATGAACTTTCGTATTTTGATAAAGAGATTCTAGAAGGTGATTTGGGTAAGTTTGCGATATATGAAGGTGAAGAAATACCTTTGGATTTTCCTTTAGTTGAAGAAGATGAAAAAGTTGAATTGAATAAACCTAAAAGAGGTGGTTCAAAAAAATATTATGTCTATGTTAAAAACGATAAGGGAAATGTGATAAAGGTTCAATTTGGAGATTCAACAGGTTTATCAGCAAAAATAAATGACCCTGAAGCAAGGAAAAGTTTTGTAGCAAGACATAAATGTTCTCAAAAAAAAGATAAAACAAAACCAGGATATTGGGCATGTAGATTACCTAGATATGCAAAATCATTAGGTCTTAAAGGTGGAGGGAACTTCTTTTGGTAGATCCTTACGTTGATACTTGGTTAGATGAAACAACTTTTATAAGAAATTTTAATTATGCAGACAGAGAAAAGTTCATATGGCATCAAGATGTACATGACAGAATAGTTAAAGTGGTTCATGCCAAAAAATGTTTTTTTCAATTTGACAATCAAACACCATTTCGAATAAAATATGGTGATGTTATAGAGGTGCCTAAAAATGAGATTCATAGAATAATTCTAGTTGAAGGGTATCTCATTTTGAAAATAAGTGAGATTAAAGATTATGAAACAAATTGATTTACAGAATTTAAATATTGTAGAAAATTTAGAACTACTTTCTAAAATAAAACCAGAAAAAATGTTACAGTTGATTAGTTTCTTAGAAAATTTTGGTTATGATGTAGAGACAAACACAATAATCTATGAAGGTGAAGCTAAGTTGGTTGTTAAAGGAAATGCTGAGATATTTTCTGAAAAAAATATAAACATACAGTCAAACACAAGAGAAGTGAACCCAAAAACTGGAAGCGTTTATGTAATAAACCTAAATTTGGATGACGGTATATCACATAAAGATAAAAAAGATGTTATAGAGAGTTGTTGTGACAAATAATAATACAAGACCTCCAGGATATGGGGTTGTTTGGGAAGTTAAAACGTATACTGAAAAAAGTTCTGGAGGTATTTTTACTGGAACTAAAACGTATGTGAGACCAGACCTACCAAACGTTCATCCAGATTCTGAGGCATTCCTTAACGATAGATGGGCTAATTATTATATGAATAGAGGTACTAGAGGCCCATCCATAACAACATTAAGTGGAATGAATTATAGTTCTGGTGAGATGACTGTTCAGTTAAATAATGTTGAAGAGAAGAGGGTGACGTCATCAATTAATGGAGTTTCTAGTACCAGAACGGTACAAATTTGGACTGCATATCCACCTGAAGATGTTGATCTAGATCTTAAAGATGTTTATTATAGAATATCAATAATAGAATATGGGGGTGAAAGTAATTCCTCAGTTTCAATACCATCTTCAAGTGTATCATCAAGAAGTTCTTTTAATACAGTAAGATCTTTACCAAAAAAACTTTCAGTCAAATATCACCCAAAACAAGGTAAGTATTTGATAACAGGTTTAGTCGATAGTCTTTATACGCAAGTTCCTTCTATATTGATACCGCAGGATGCTAAGTTTGACAATAGTGTAGAAGCTGGTGGGAATTATTCAAAATATATTGGCCCAGTCAATACATCTTTCGCATTTCAGTTCGTAATAAAATTGGATATATATTTGGGGTTGGATAATTTCAAAAAATCAAACCCTGAGTTTGGTGATGACATTACTGATAGTGATTTAAATCAATGGTTTGATTGTAACGTTTATTCTCAAGAAGAGTATGATGATTTTATTCAAAGGGAAGATGATAATGGTGATCTTATTGATTCACCTTTAGAAATAACTTACGGTAGTAGTAATACTTCATATGTAACTCAAACTGATGAAGATGAAACAAGGAAATCTATAACTTCAAGAGCGGGAAGAGGGAATGATCAAAGAAGTCAAATCATATTTATATATTTGGCACCGAATGATTTGAGGGATTTTTTTATAACTAGATATGGAAATGAAAGACTTGTAGCTGAGGTTGATGCTGGAGTTTCAAGTGTTGATGAATATGATTTTGTTGTTGATGATGATGGTAATATAGATTTCAAATTTTATTATGTTGAAGGTGTCGGGTACATGACGGGAGTTGAATATTTGAATTATCTTTACTCAAATGGATTTTTAAGGAAGTTTTTATAATGGCAATGCCAGTTTGTAGATTAGGTGATAGATGTTCAGGTCACGGCCCTTGGTTCCCAAGAACTAATATAACTGCAAGTGGAACAACGGTTCTTGTTAATGGAAGACCTTCACACTTACAAGGTGATAGTTGGTTGCATCATTATTATTGGACAAAATATGGCCCAGTTTACTGCCCTGCCCCTCAAATACTTAGAGTAGGTTCTGGGACAGTAAAAGTTGGAGGTAAAGGTATTGGTAAAGTAGGATCACCTGTTTGTGGAGGTTCTATAGTAGTATCTGGAAGTGGAAATGTAATAGCTGGAGGCTAACCGCATGCCCCTAATAATATTTCACCTGTCCACATTAGAAAGAATGGTGACATCAACATTGCTATTGAGATGTAAATAATAAAAAACCATCTGAAAAATATTTCTAAATGGTCTGCAACATACTTAAAACTGTTTTTGAATCTTTTTTTCATAATATACCTTTAGTTTAATTTTATAATTCCGCCAGATATTGTAACCTGACTTGCGTTTATACTAACATTACTAGCACTTGTTGAATGACTTCCAGAGACACTTGTAGATGAACTCCCTGATATATTAGCAGTGGCACTTCCAGTAACACTTAGAGAATAACTTGCGGCTGAGGTTGAGTATGAACTCCCAATATTTTCAGATTTACTTCCACCTATAGTCTCGGAATGAGAACCGTCAACGTTTTCTGTTCTATTCCCTTTGACTTTTTCAGTCTTATTTTTTTCGAAAGTTTCTGTTTGTTGACCTTTTATTGTTTCTGTATGATTTTTTTCTACAGTTTCTGTTCTATTTCCTTTGATTGTTTCTGTATGATCTTTCTCAACAATCTCAGTTCTATTTCCTTTTACAGTTTCGTCTTTATTTCCAACGGTTGTCTGTTCTCTATTTCCCTTGGTTGTATAGGTATCATTTCCGAGAATCTCAACATGAGAATCTTTATCTATCTTCAAAGACCTCTCTCCGTTGATATGCACGAATATATCACCCTCAACTCGTTCACCTTTGTTTTTCTTTATGGTGACTTCATAATTCCCTAGATTTAGTTTATATTCGTTCTGTTGGGTGATATGGAAGTTATCTGCCATAACCTTTTCAACTTTAGAACCATCAGGATGTACTTCGTAAAATGTTCCAGACCTGTGTTGTTGATGTATTCTCTCAGATCCTTTTGTATCATCTATCTCGAAAATATGACCCGACTCTGTTTGCTCTACTTTATTATAAGGGTATACTGATTTGTACTTGGTTTCTTTTTCTTTCCACTTCTTACCATCATCTATCTCTTCAGCATTTTCAGACGTTCTATCAATATCTTCCTTTTTAGAATATTCTGAGTTTTCCCCAACTGTTTTTTCTGAAAGTGCTTTTTCTATACCCTCTTTTTCGTAAGTCTCTCCGCCAATCCTAAACTCTTTGACTTTATCAATATGAGAATCTTTTGGTAATTTAGTTTTATCGTTTACATATTTCTCTTCAGTATCATTTCTAGAAACTCTTGGAGTATCGGGTTCATCTAGAACTTGTTTCAAGTACCCCTCTTTTTTTGGAGGATAGTAATCTGATTCACCCTCTGCTATTTCAAGCTTCTTCCCATCGACACTATATTTCAATTCTTTCGGAGGGAAAGGTCTTTCACCTTTATCAGTTCCTTTATCATAAAAACCTTCTTGAGTTTTATCCTCAGGAGAATCTATAGGAATTCCTGGGATTAGTGACATTATCATAGGTTCTTGATATTTTTTACCGTCTTTAAAAAAACCGAAAACCCAAGACCCTTCTTTTGGAGGTTTTATTTCATTTTGGGTGTTTGAAGGTAGTAAAAGTTGTGCCCATGGTAGATTTTCAGTTGGTAGTTCTGCAATGTCTTGTTGATGATACCCTAAACAACGCACCCTACATCTACCGATCTTGAGGGGATCGTTCCTATCTTCAATAACGCCTATAAACCAACACGGATCAAAACCAAACATAAACTTATTCTATTTCACTTCTGTAAGAATCTTTTAAAAGGGTCACTTTCATAAACCAAGCACTATCATCAATATTAGTTAAGGTGTGATCAATGCTTACTACTAAATAATTCCCACTAAAGTATTTATCATCGAAATATTCCTTCTTTCCGTTACTATTTCTTTTAAAACTTGGAAAATGTAGATACACAACTTCATTTACATATAAGAATGGATTTGAAGGAATAGTCATTTCAAGAACAATCCCTTCATTAAATCTCTCATTTTTTACTTTTTTTAGAATGTCTATCTCATCCTCTTTACAGTAAAATATATCTTTGTTTTTATTTTTATTTTTTATATATTCACTTCCGATAGATCCTTTTTTAGTTGGTAAGGATACTATATAAGATTTTTCTGGAACTTTATTTAAAATAAACTCGGAAGTATTCGTGTCGTTCTGATCTAGGTGGGTCATGTCATCAAATTTATCAATATATTTCAAGTCATATTTGTGAATTGATTTTGTTAGAGTGTCATACCCAAGGTTTCTACCTCCATAATATCCATCGTCAGAAGATGAGAATATATCATAAAAGTTTAGAAAACTATAGTCAATAACTGAATACAAATCATCTTTATTTAAAATATTATTATTGTTTTTTATATTAGGGTCATTAGATATTAAAAAAGCTTTATCAACTTTTTTATTTTGAGATATCGCATTCTCGATTGATTGATAGAAATACCCTTGCCTTGTTTGATAAAATTTATAAGATGTGTTATAAGGGTTCTTATTTTTACCTGAACCTTGAGAAAAGGAAAATTTTGTTAAAAAATTTATAGCCTCAACAGGTTTCATATTTGGAACATTTATTTTATTTTTCTCTTTAGTGTTTTCAATATAAATATCTTTATATAGTTCAGGGTTTTTTTCGACATTAGGTTTAGGGTTTGAATTTTTAGATAAACTTAAAAAATTTTGAGATATGTCCTCAACAGCTTTAGATATCTCACCCTCATAAGTTTTAGATACTCTTTGAACCTGATTTAGTATCGAGTTTTCCGTTATAAATTCGATTATATAAGTTTCAACACCTTTCCTATTAGAGTTTCTAGACCTGTTTGATATTTTATAAACATGTCCAATTACTTCAAAATATTTCGAATCCGTTTCAAGTTTTTTTATCTTGAATCTGACTTGTTCTTGACCGATAATTGGTAAACTTTCTATCAAACCGTTAGTATCTGTTATATAAATTTTACCGTGGATAAAAGTGTGAGTCATAGATTCGAATATTTCTATGGTATCAAAAAGATTAACCAATTCAAAAAATTCACCATTTACTTTTGATTGTATTGAAATAGTGTCTATAAAATATTGACTCGAAGATGATATCCCTTTAGAACTCATTTGAAAACACTTTCAACCAAATCTATAACGGCATATAATTGATCAGAATCTAGAAGTTTTATATTCCTTTTACTTTCGTTCAATTTTTCTTCATATTCTAAGTTTGTTATAATTTTTCTTTCTTTATCGTCTAAACTGTTATATGTATTTTGGTTTATAATAATAGGGGGATTTATATCAGTTATTTTTTCTTCATTTCTATAAATTGAAACTTTTTCATAATGATGAATTCCATTAACAACATTTTCCCAAGATCCGTATTTATTTATAACATATTTTCTAAATTCATCGTAAGGTCTTGGGATATCGAACTGAGGGTCAATCATATCGTTTGATAAAATAATAACCCAAACATACTTACTATCACCGTAGTAAAAATCAGCAACATGGTCTAATCTTTCACCATCTTTTAAGGAGTATTCATAAAAATTATAAATGTTTTTTGTTAAATTTTGTCTAAATTTATACCTAAGCGTTACATTTGTTATATTGAAACTCTTACCTAAAAGTTTATAATCAGTGGTTTTATAATATTCAAAAAATTTTGACATTAGTACTCTCCGCCATTAAGAGTTGAAGAGAAATCTTCCCTTGTTATATATTGATTTTCCGTAAAACTTAGGGTAAATCTCACTGAAGTTGGTCTATTTGTTTCTCTAAAAAGCAAATATCCGTTTGTACTTCCATATTCAATAGTTATGTTCTCACAAAAACAAGGTTTAGTTTGAAAAGATACTCCAGATGTACCCTTTGTTCCATCATTATAATGAATTATCCATCTTGCTGGATATTTCAAAGCTTTGAACTTCGAATGAGTTGTTGATTCGGGGTGAGACCAAAATTTGAACATATGTACAATTCTATCTAATTCTACACTTTGTGCTTTGTTTTTAGGTATTAGTTCAAAATTGAAAGATAACTTCCTAAAATCAACTCCCGTGAAAGCATTTTCCATGTTAGGGTTTATAGCTACGTTTAGATTTTGCAAACCCACCTTAACAGATTTCAAATTAGCTAATCTTTCTTTTATTGCGTCTTGAGTAATATCACCCAAATCTCTTAAACTCTCCACCTGATCATAATTAAAAGAATATGAAGTTTTCATAAATTCTTGACTTACTGGAATTTTTACATATTTTAAAATTCCATTCTTAGTATCTCTAGGCGTTGAGTTTCTAGTAGTATTATTCTTAAATTCTTCAGTTCCAATGCTAGGTTTATCGTGAACTTCAAACTTTATAAATGGAGTTCCAGCAGTTACGAATGAAGTCAAACCTTCAACCTTATTTACATAATCGTTTTGCCAACTCTTATATAGAGGGTTGTTATGCGTGTTCCTATTAGACCCTTTAACATTATTAAGAATCCCCCCTCCAAGTTTTTTCTTGATCTTCTTTTGTACACTATTAGTTACATCTTTCAGTAGATTACTTCCAGTATTTTTTAGAACTTCGTTTAAAGAGTCTCCACCCCCTAATAAACTTGATGATGAATTATCTGAAATCTTTTCATTGAAATTATCAATCTCTGATAAAGTCTCAGGTGTTTTGAAACTCGAATTATTAATCAATGAACTTTTTAATTTATCCAAAGTTCTATTTGGAATTTTTATATTTGAAGATTGTAATGACCTTTTTAATTTATCTTTCAAACGCATATGCCCTCCCTACACTACTATATATTTATATGCCTTTTACAGGAAAGTATAAAATAAAAAATAAAAAAAAGTACAGAGGTAATCCAAACAACATAGTTTATAGGTCTTCATGGGAAAGGAAGTTTATGATTTTCTGTGACGAACATCGTTCTGTAATTGAGTGGAGTTCAGAAGAAATGAGCGTCCCTTATAGATCCCCAGTTGATGGTAAAGTGCATAAATACTTCCCCGACTTTATAGTGAAGAAACTGAACCGTGAAGGAAAAATTGAAACTCTAATGATAGAAATAAAACCTAAATCTCAAGTTAAAAAACCAAAAGTTGGTAAATTTGGGATAAAACAAAGAAGAATTTTGAGAGAAAATATAACTTGGCAGATAAATAATGCTAAATGGACATCAGCTCAAAGGTTTTGTGAGAAGTATGGGTGGAAGTTCAAGATAATAACTGAAAAGGAATTGAACATATGAGTCTATCTAATTTTTTTAAGAAAGACGATTCCAGAAAAAATTCGATTGTTGAAAAATCTATGGAGTGGATGCGAGGTAGAAGTCAAGTAATGTCTCAAAACTTGATAAAAGAGAATGCTACAAAAACTGAAACTAGTGGAAGATGGGGTCACATATATCAGTTTGTTTATGACGCAAAAACAAAATCAAAATTGAAATATTACGATTATTTTCCAATGTCTATAGTTTTAGAAAGATATAGTAATGGATTTCTTGGACTAAATCTTCACTATTTACCAACGAATATGAGATTTGCTTTAATGAACCAACTTTGGAAATTTGTCTCTTCCCCTACAGGTGAACTTGATGAAGATACTCAATTCCTACTAAGATATAATATGTTGAAATCTATAGGGGGAAGTAAACTTTATAAACCTTGCCTAAAAAGATATTTATATAAGCAAATGAGAACTCCAATGTACCACATACCTTCAGAAAAATGGGTTTTTGCTATGGTTCTCCCTAGTTCAAAGTTTTTTGATAGTCAAGGGAATAATATTTTACCGAGAGATGTTTACATTGATTCCAGAAATGATGTTATAAATAATAAGTGATATGAAAAGTATAAATCAATTTAAATCGCATTTATCTGGAGGTTTGGCTAAAACTAGTTTGATGGATGTTGAAATAATTCCACCTAAAACTTTAAAAGATAAATCTCATACTGAAATTTCCAGAAATTTGACATTTAAATGTCAAAGTGCTGACTTGCCAGGGAAAACTTTTGGAGTTGATGAAAGAAAAGACTATGTAACTTCATCAAAACATGTTTACGGAGTAACCTTTACTGATTTAAATTTAACTTTTCTATGCTCGTCAAATATGGAGGAACGGAGATTTTTCGACGAATGGATGGAAAGTATATTAGGGTATCAAACTGACAATTCTAGTAAATTTTTTAGGAGTTCGTATTATGATCAATATATCTCTAGTAAAATAGTTGTAAATTTATATACTGGAAGGAATGAAAATGAGAAATCATGTTCCTTTACTTTTCGAAACATCTTTCCAACCACTCTAACAGCACAAAATGTTAGTTGGATGAATGAAGATGTTCTCAAACTAACAGTTTCATTTGAATATGAATACTGGACAGCTAACTACTACGGAAACGAAAAATAAATTCTAAAAAGGAAATAAATTATGAGTACAAAATTACCTGTATTAAATGCCCCTAGATTTAGTGACACATTACCTTCAACTGGTGAAGAGTTCACTTACAGACCTTTTTTAGTCAAAGAAGAAAAATATATTCAACTAACTAAGGATTCTGAAGATGTAAACGTAATATATGATTCTTTGAAATCTTTAATATGTTCCTGTACAAGCTTAGAGGATGTTGAAAAACTTTCTTTGTTTGATATTGAATATATTTTTTTAAGATTGAGGGAAAAATCTGTGGGGGATATTATCGAACTAAAGATGAAACATATAGATGTTACTGACTGTGATCATGTTGAAACCGTTCATCTAGATTTGAAAGATATTAGAATTCAGAAATATGATAATCATTCGAATGTTTTTATTTTGGATGAAGAAACGGATGTTCAAATCAAAATGAGATATCCAAAATATAAAGATGTAATAAAGTTACAAAATAAAGCTGGCGATTTTGAAACACTTCTAAGCGTTCTTGTTAATTGCACAGAGATGGTAACTCAAAATGAAGAAGTTTATATGATGAAAGACTTTTCTTTGAAAGAAAAGAAAAATTTCTTTTTGAATTTCAATATGAATCATATGGACACTGTTAGAAATTTTTTCGACACTATGCCTAAAGTTTGTTATGATTTGGAATGGACTTGTTCTAAATGTGGTAAAAAAGAAACACACACAATAGAAGGAGTTCAGTCTTTTTTATCATAGGGCTATCTCACGACAATATTGAAAACTACTATAGAACCAATAGTTTGATAGTCTACAATAACAGGTTCACTCTAACAGAACTTGAAGACATGTTCCCTTTTGAGAGAGAAATATATGTTTCACTTCTTGTAAATCACATAGAAGAAGAGAATGAGAGAAATAAAAAATCCATGAGATGAATTCTTCTTATAAATAAAAATATGTCTAAGGAGTGACGCATGAGTGAAGGTATGGATTTATCAAATGTGATTTTCGGATCTAAAAGTTTAAATATAAGAGAGGAACTGTTTGATAATCTTAAAGATTCGGAATTCGATAAAGGAATTTCAAATGATTTAGATTTCGAAAATCTTGTTAAACTAACAGAAAAACTCAGTCAACATTCACTTGATATAGTAAAGCACATTAAAAATTTCTCTTTTGATTCAATCGGACTTTTGGAAAAAATTCTCGATCATGATAAAAAGTCGGTTACATTGAGAACCGAAGATGATGTAAGAAGAGATGAACTGATAAAAAAAATCTCAGTTATAAATGAAAAAACTTTAGATTTAACGGAAGATATCAAAAAAGAGGAAAAAAAACTAAAAAGAGAGAAAAAGGAAGCACTGAAAGAGTTACCCGATTCTAGTGACGTTTCTGTAGCAAGAGAGTCTATAACTGGAAATGCTTTCACAAAAAGTATAAAACTAAAAATGTTTGATCTCCAAAAAGGTTTCAGTGATTCTGTAGCATCAATTCCATTTTTCGGTGAGAGTCTTTCTGAAAAGTTTAGTCCAGAAGATGAAAATCAACTTAAAGTTGAAAAGTTTAAGAAATTAGATTCAGAAATAGAAAAAAAGAAATCGGCAGCAACCCTAGCAAAAGGTGAAAATAAAATAAGCTTGGAAAAGCAAATAGCAGAAATGGAATCTGAAAAAAATTCAATCTCCGATGAATTAGGTGATAGTATAAAAGACTTAAATAAAACGGACGACAAACTAGCTAGTTTAGAATTTGATAAACTTTTACATGAAACTAATTCTCAAAATGAAATATTAGAAGAAATTAAAACTTTATTAGGTGAAGATATAGGTGATGAACTAAAATTAGAACTTCAAGAAAAAGCATCCCTAATTGAAAAAGAAAAGAATAATAAAATAGATGAATTGATAAAGTTACAAGATCAACAATCCCAAACACTATCTCAAGAAAAATCAGCAGAACTTCAAGAAGAGGAAGTTGCACGAGCTGAAGAGAGAACTTGGATGCAAAGTCTTTTTGAGTCTTTAACTGGTGAAGAGTCGGATTCTGATAAATCTGGAAAAGAAAAGAAAAAAGGTGGATTGTTTGGTGGATTGTTTGGCGGGATTACTGGATTATTCGGTAAAGATGGGACAATATCCAAATTTAAAAACTTTTTTGGAGAAGGTGGAGGATTTGAAACAAAAATGACCGCAATAAAAGGGTTATCGGCATCTATTTCAACATTTTTTACTTCTCTAGCTTCAAGTTTATCGGCATTTATAACTCCACTACTCCCAGTCATAGGAATCGTTGCTGGTATTGCACTTGTAGCATATTCTATATATGAAGCGTTTCAAGAAATGTCAGCAGTCTATGAAAGTACAGGATCTATCGTAGAAACTCTCAAAGCAGGGATTTCAAGATTTATAGGAACCATAGTCGGTTTACCTTTTGACCTTCTAAAAGGTATTGTTAGTTATGTTGCTGACTGGTTAGGGTTTGAAGATTTTTCTAATTGGTTAGATTCTTTTAGTTTCACTGATATATTCACTGAAGCATACTCAAACCTTTTAGATTGGCTTGAATATGCAATAGTTGGAATATTTGATGTTATAAAAATTCCATTTGTTTGGTTGAATAATTTGATCAAAGACACTTTTGGTATAGATGCTTTTGGGTTATATGTTGAATATCTAAAAGCTATTTGGAATGGTCTAACATTTCCATTTAGATTTCTATTCAATTTAGTTAAATGGGATGTTATTTTAGAGGATATTTTATATTCTTGGCAAAGTGTAAAAACATCATTTTCAGATTTTTGGTCAAGTATGAAAGAGTGGGTGAGTGAAAAGTGGGAAGGTTTGAAAACTGATATGGGGAATGCCTGGGAAAGTTTTAAAACTTGTTTTATCGGTCTATGGAGCGGTTTATCAGGATGGTTTAGTGAAAAATGGACTGGATTGAAAACATCTTTCGGTGAGATGTGGGAAAAAACCAAAGAAAAATTTGGTTTAAATGAGATATTCGATAAACTTTCAGAATTTTGGAACTGGTATAAAGGGATTTGGGTTGGAATGTTCGATAAAGTGAAAGGGGTTTTCAATAGTCTAAAAGATAAAATGAGTTCCTTTATGGGTTTACTTTCTGGAATTGGAATTCCTGAGATGACTATATTTGAAGGTAATAGATTCCTAAATCCAATTAAATTCGGGCCTTGGTATCCGTTTAGGGAAGATATTAAAGAGGGTGAAACTAAAGTTTCAGCATCTCAAAAAAATAGAACTCGGCAGAAAGGTGATTTGGAAATTCAAGAATATGAAAGCGGAACTGTAACTATGGAAAAGGACAAAACTTCATTTTATTACCAAGAACGAAAAACTGAATCGGATAAAGACGGTTATGAAAATGATTATTCTGACTTTTATGCAGAACATGATCTAAAAACTGGTAAAAGAATTATGCAATTCAATAATGATGGTAAAGTTGAATATGCTGAAAACTTATCAAATTCAGCTTTTATGAAAATTAAAGAAGGTGTAGAAAATCAAACAATAGATTCTAAACAAATTAAAGCTATAATAGAAGAAGATAAAGCATATAATGATGAAAGATTGACTTTTTTTGATCGTCGGAAAGTTGATGTTGGATATACAACTGCGGTGGAAATACTTAAATCTATAGAGAATAAGGAAAAAGTTGCAAAATCTATACAGACCGATCAATCTAAAAATGTAAGTATTTCAAATACTTTAGATTCTGTCCAAACTGATAGTAATAATATAAAACTTGAAAAAGAGAATAAAAAATCAGTCGAAAATTCATCTGGAGACTCGTTCAGTTCAGTAAATCAAAACAACTCCCGAAAATATGTAAGTACTAATAATTATGCACACAATAAAAAAATCTTTAGTTCACAGTAATGGGTAAAATATACAGTATAAAGACTGGTAAAAAAATCACTAATGGAACTCGTCTTGAGTTGGAATCTTATTGTCTAAGAATCATTTACTCATGCCCTAAAGGTCATAAATATTTTGAAGAGTACACTTCAGAACATATAATGAAACACGGTATTGATGCTTGCCTAAAAGAGTCTATAAACAATCACGATAAAATCTATTGTCCTGATTGTGATGAGATGGTTGAAGTTGGAAAAAGATCAAAGTCAGAACCTAAATAGTAGTATGATAGAAAGACAAAAACAATATTTCTACAATCTGTATTTAGTTCGCACAAAAGGTCTAAAATCCATAATCTATCGAGTACTCCATAACTCTTATTTTGATTCGGTTGCTTTCGTATCGGCTCATGGTTCGGTTATAGGGATAGATAGGAAAGGTGTGTTTTTAGATACTTTAGGGGAATATAAAAATCAACATGATGTGATAGATATGAAGAAAGCAGATTCCTTTTTTGTAGAAGAGGGTATTGCTTTTGAAAGATTTCTCAAAATAAAAGAAGTGAGAAGGACTAAGTTTTACGATTATAGAAATATGGTTCAAAGATGTATCAACAAAATTGGTGAGAAAATAAAGATAAAAAGACTTCAGAACTTACAGATAAAAAATGAAAAACGTATTTGTTCAGTTGAGTTTATTATAAATATGTTTGACGTTTCGAAAGATATAAGTTATAATGATAAAAGTATTGATTGGTTTTTAGAAAATGATATTTATGATTTCTTAAACCTACCTAAAACGTTTGGGGTGTAACATGCCAGCATATGATTACAAATGTAAAAGTTGTGAAAATGTATTTGAACAATTTAGAACTATCGCAAAAAGAAATGAACCGAGTGAATGTCCAGAATGTGGATCAACAGAAGTTGAAATGTCTTTCGGAAATAGTTCCTTAAAAATTGGAGACCCAGTTCATTTGGGTTTGAAAAAAGTTGATGATGGATTCAAGGAAGTTTTAAAACATATTAAGAAAAACCATCCCCATGGTAAAATGAAAATAAGATAGAAAAATGCCCAAGAAAGCAAAAACAACAATAAAAACAAAAACAACTCCCAGAGAGAAACCCAAAATGGACTTACGATTATCTGATATTCAACCAAAAACTGAAAAACAACAAATAACTTTTGAACAATATCATAAAGGAAAAAACTTTTGTTTACATGGAATGGCAGGTACAGGTAAGACTTTCATGGCAATGTATTTGTCACTGAACGAAATTTTATCAGGTAATTCCAAAGCAAGAAGGATTATTGTTATTCGTTCAGTAGTTCCAACAAGAGACATCGGATTCCTTCCTGGGAATATTGAAGAGAAAACAAACGTGTATGAAATGCCATACTCAAATATATGTACAGAACTCTTTATAAACAAGAATGCTTATGAGGATTTGAAGGAATCAGGTAAGATTGAATTTGCTACAACTTCTTTTGTTAGAGGTTTGACATTTGAAAATGCTATTGTTATTATTGATGAGTGTCAAAACATGACCTTTCATGAATTAGATTCCATTATCACAAGGTCTGGAAATAATTGTAGGCTACTTTTCTGCGGAGATTTCAATCAATCAGATTTAGGTAAAAAGACAGGAATAACAGAATTCATGGACATTCTTTACAAGATGAAGTCTTTCAGTATGATGGAGTTTGACCAAGATGATATTGTAAGGTCTGGATTAGTGAGAGAATATATCCTTGCTAAAAACGATTTACCAGACGAATATACTGAGTTTTGGAGAGATAACATAGAACACTACGAACAAAAGGTTCAAGAAGAAGATGAATCAAAAGGTTTTTTAGATAAAATAAAATTGTTTTAAGATGAGTATTAGTAATATTGGAAAGTCGTTTAATTTATTATCCAAAGTTTTAGCAGATTCCTTTAAATTTTTTATTGATCTTATCAGGTGGTTGTTTTTAGCTGTAATTATAGTTGGTTGGACTTTATGCGTCTTCATTATTTTATCAACAGTAAGGTTTTTAGAGCAACTTCCTGAGAAAATAAACAGAAAAAAATTTTTATTACAAGTAAAAATATTAAAAATTTCAGAAAAAGTATTGACATTCTTTAAAAAATAGTATATAATATAATATATGAAGATATTTAGCCATCAGAATGTAGATTTAGGGTACTCAGATCTTGAATCTATAACGAACAAAAACGGAAAAAGACAATATTTGACCCCTGAGGGTAATTCCTACCCCTCAATCACAACAATTTTATCATCAAAAGGTAATCCAGCAATAGAAGCATGGAAAAAAAGAGTTGGAGAAGCAGAAGCAGCAAGAATA